TGAAGGCTTTGCCCGACATCAAGACCGCCAACAAGGTGGTGGAACTGGTGTTGAAAAACGCTTCGATCGCTGTGACGGGGATGTGGCAGGCTGACGATGACGGCGTAATTAACCCGGCAACAATAAAGCTAGCTCCAGGAACAATAATTCCTAAGGCAGTGGGCTCAGCAGGACTCACGCCGCTTAAGGCCCCCGGTCGGTTTGACGTTTCCGAACTTGTTCTCGACCAACTTAGAGGGCGCATTCGAAGAGCCCTGTTCGTTGACCAACTTGGCCAAATAAACGGCCCGCGAATGACTGCCACGGAGGTGCTCGAGCGTTCCGCCGAGATGGCGCGCATTCTTGGTGCCACATACGGTCGTCTTCAGTCGGAGCTACTAACCCCTCTTGTAATGCGAGCGAGGGGTATACTCGCTCGGCGGGGAGAGATCCCAGACTTCGCGGTCGATGATCGCATCGTAGCGCTCAACTACAAGACACCATTGGCACGCTATCAGGCACAACAAGACGTACAGAATACGTTGCTTTGGCTTGATAGCGTCAAGTCGTTGGGGCCCGAAGCGTTATCGGCCGTCGATCAGGCGGCCGCGGCTCGCTGGTTGGGGCGCGCTTTAGGAGTGCCAGGAGAATTGGTTCACGAGCCGCCAACCGACATTGTGCTGGAATCCGAGATTGGAAAAATTCTGGAACAAGGTGCTGTCGCCATAAATGAAGAGGCGGGAACGTTAGCGACCAGCAGCGATGCTTCAGTTTCCGTGAAGATGCCCGAAAAACAGACAGGGATAATGGCAAATGCTAGGACATGACTCCGGATGGGCTTGGTTTGATGTGCCCCCTCCAGATGCCATAAATAGAGAGCACGCCTCAGGAATTACTGCGGATTTGCTAAGCGCCTATGTGCGCACCTTCAGAAGTGAGGCAGGCTGCCAGGTTATGCGGCACTTGCGAGCAATCACCGTGGACCGAGTTATTGGACCTGATGCCTCTGACGCACTTTTGCGTCATCTTGAGGGCCAAAGGCAACTCGTCAACTACATTGCCAATCTTGCAGAGCGCGGTGTTGATCAGATTGGTGTTTTCCAATTGACAAACAGTAAAAGCGATAAACGAAGTATGGAGATCAACGATGACTGAGAGCCTACTTCAGGCAGATACGAGCGGCGCACAGGACACGGTAGATGCTCATGCTCAAGATGTCGAACTGGGGGATTCGAAACGGCCTTCGGACATCCCTGAAAAATTCTGGGATGAGGAGTTGGGACAGATCCGAACAGATGGTCTCATAAAGTCATACCTTGAGCTTGAACGTAAACTTGGAGGGCTCAACGAAAATGCCCCGCCCGACAGCCCCGATGACTATCAGATCAACGTTGAAAACGAACTATTGGTAAGTGATCCTGACGTCAATAAGCGCCTCCACGAAGCTGGTTTTACCCAGGAGCAGGCGCAAGTAGTTTATGATATAGCGGCTGAACGATTGACGCCGATGATCGCCGAGGTCGCATCAGTATTTGAGGCGGAGACCCAGCTAAGTCACCTCGTTCAGCACTTCGGCGGCGCGGAACGATGGCGCGAGACCGCACGCCAGATCGAAGCCTGGGGTCAGTCCAAATTACCGAAGCCGGTCTTCGAGGCCCTGTCGACGACTTACGACGGCGTGTTGGTAATTAATCGAATGATGTCGGGTGATGAACCTGGATTACTTCAGCAAGGTGCCTCCGGGGACGGCATGCCGACCGAGGCTGAACTAAAAAAAATAATGCGCGACCCAGCTTACTGGCGCGATCAGGATCCAGCCCTTGTGGAAAAGGTCAGGACCGGCTTCCGCAATCTATATCGTGAGGAGGGGTGAGCGCGCTTCGTTCGCATAGCTCCCCCGCGGGGCGTCGGTATCCGGAAACCGACGCCCCGTATCAATTCGAAGGATAGTATCAATCGGCGAGTAATTACCTCAACGGATTTTACCCGCTGAGAACGGCATAACTTAGCTACCCTCGCCGGACAACCCCGAGCGACTTTACTGATCACTCTCGGCCCGGTGAGTTCTATCCGCTTTAGCGTTCGGCGGGACCCCCATAACCGATCGTTGGCGTTCCGACCAAAATTATTCCTCAATAATGATAGGAGAGACGTACATGTCGACGCAAGTCGCCCTGTCGTTCATCAAGAATTTCGAAGCTGAAGTGCATGTCCAGTATCAGCAGATGGGCTCAAAGCTTCGTAACACGGTACGTACAAAGAATAGCGTCGTTGGCGCGACCACGACCTTCCAAAAAGTGGGCAAAGGCACAGCTAGCATCAAGGCCCGCCACGGAAAAGTTCCGGTAATGAACGTCGATCACACGCCTGTAGAGTGTATTCTTCAGGATTACTACGCCGGCGACTGGGTGGATAAGCTCGATGAGCTCAAAACCAATATCAATGAGCAGCAGGTGGTCGCCAAGGCCGGTGCCTATGCTCTCGGCCGGAAGACCGACGAACTGATCATTAACCAACTGGCGACGTCGAGTAATTACGCCGACGCTGATACCGAAGGGCTCACCAAGCCGAAAATCCTAACAGCCTTCGAGATGCTGGGAGAGGTCGACGTTCCCGATGACGGTCAGCGGTTCGCGGCAATCGGATGGAAGCAGTGGAGTGACCTCCTCAATATCGAGGAGTTTGCCAACGCTGACTACGTCGGCGACGACCAGCTGCCGTGGAAAGGAACCCAAGCAAAACGTTGGCTTGGAACCCTGTGGCTCCCGCACTCGGGCCTACCCAAGATCGGCAACGTCCGACACTGCTTCTGGTACCACAAAACTGCGGTCGGCCATGCCATTGGATCGGAGGTCAAGACTGATATCACCTGGCACGGCGACCGAGCGGCGCACTTCACCAATAACATGATGAGCCAGGGCGCCTGCCTCATTGACGGCTCGGGCGTTGTGACCATGCGCTGCCTCGAAAGCTAAGGAGTAAGAATCAATGGCATATAATCCAAAGAACCTTAGTGTGTTAGCTTATGCTAATGGCTTCACCCTATGGCATTACACGACAACTGACACGGGGGCCGTGGCTGACAATACCGGATACTTTAACGGTGCCGCCGAGATGGTCCGTGTTGGCGACATGATCCTCGCCAACGTAGATACCGACGGAACACCTGGCGCCGGCATTTTCTTGGTCAATGACAACACGGGTGGGGGCGTCGATGTTGCTAACCTGACCGTGGTTGGTTCCTCCGACACCGACTAAGGATTCTGCTTCAGAACCACAATTCGGGCGATCTGTATGTCTCCGCTGGCCGTTGGCCAGCGGAGACACGAACCGCCGATTTGGCAGCTTATAAACAATTTAAGCCGTCATACGGTATATGTAGAGCAATTCTCGTAAAAAATTATCGACTTGTTTTGAAAAAACAAAAAAACTGCCTCTAGTTGAATAATTTCAACCATTGTCGGATGTCACCAGATAAAATAACCAAAAGCACACTGTCAATACAAACATTTTTACAATGTAAAAGTTCATTAATTTAAAAATGTTATTTAAAAAATATGGCGCAGGATACGATTTTCTACTATGGTAAACTGCCCCGCCCGTGAGATTTATCTTAAACACGATTGTCTAGGAGGTCGATGATGGCTTCGAGCAAGATTGATCTTTGCTCTCTTGCCTTGTTGAAAATTGGGGCGGACAGCATTGCCTCCTTCGAGGAGGGAACCGCAGAAGCAGAGGTGGCGGCAAATCTCTATCCTATTGTTCGGGACGCACTGATCTCTGCGCACCCATGGAACTTTGCTCTCGCTCAACGAACATTGGCAAAGCTGTCCATTGAGCCGGTCGCTGATTTTGATAATGCGTTCCAGTTGCCTCCGGACTGTCTTCGTGTGCTTTCGGCAGGTATAGAAGGTCGAGGGCGCGGCCTTGACTATAGAATATCAGAACATTATCTGCATGCCAATGTGGAGGCTGTTGTTTTGACTTACCTGTATCGCCCAAATGAAACAGATTTTCCACCGTTTTTCAATATGGCGTTGATTGCTCGATTGGCAGCGGAGTTCTGCATTCCACTTACGGATAGCACCAGCCGTTGGGAGGGTTTGCGTAAGTATTCCGAAGAGGAATTCCGACGGGCCAGGCGAATCGACTCGTACGAGGATGCGGTGCCGCACTTCGATGGCTTCACGCTTATAGAGGTGCGTGGCTGATGGCACGAATTCGAGTTCACAAAAACAGTTTTTCCGCGGGGGAAGTATCGCCGCGCCTTCTCGGTCGGGGAGACCTCCGGGCATACGAAAACGGAGCTTCAAAGCTGCGAAACGTATTCATTCACCCGAGTGGTAGCCTGAGTCGTCGTTCCGGCCTACGCTACGTCGACAAGGCTAGGGGAGTCGGAAGGCTTTTGGCTTTTGAGTTTAACACCGAGCAAGTCTATCTACTCGTCTTTACGGATCGGCATTGTGATGTTTACCGGGGCGGGGTTGCTGTCGCGGACTTCACAACGCCTTGGACTGCGGCGCATCTCAGTCAGATCAATTGGACACAGAGCGCCGATACTTTGCTTGTTGTTCACCCGGACGTCCCGCCGAAAAAGATCAATCGCACGAACGAGTTTGATTGGCATGTTGCTGACTGGGGTTTTTACGAACAGGACGAGCGTATTCAGGCACCGCACTACAAGTTTGCCGGTGATGATGTGACTTTGGATCCGAGCGGGGTTTCCGGAACGATCACGCTCACGGCAAGCAAGCCAGTGTTCTTGGACGCCCACGTAGGTGTGCGCTTCCGGCTCCAGAACAAGGAAGTGCAGATCACGGCTGTTCCAGGGGGTGGGGGACCCTACGCTTCGGCAACCGCGCATGTGAAGGAAACCCTTGCGAGCGCTCAGCCTACTATCGACTGGACGGAATCGGCCTTGTCGCCTGTACACGGTTGGCCTGTTGCCGTGACGTTTCATCAAGACCGGCTGGTCATTGGCGGTTCGCGCGACTTGCCGAACCGACTATGGCTTTCCAATTCGGCGGACTTGTTTAACTTCGATCTTGGAGAAGGGCTTGACGACGAGGGAATCGAATTTGCTATCCTATCTGACCAAGTTAACGCTATCCGGGCGGTTTTCTCCGGTCGGCACCTCCAAGTATTCACGTCGGGCGCCGAATGGATGGTAACTGGTGATCCTCTTACCCCAATCAACATTCAGTTGAATCGGCAGACACGGATCGGCCTAGCAGTAGAACGCACGATACCCCCAAGAGATGTCGATGGGGCAACGCTTTTTGTTCCCAGAACAGGCACCCAACTCCGGGAGTTCTTGTATACCGACGTTGAGCAGGCGTATCAGGCGAACGACTTGGCGATGCTGGCTCAGCACTTGATTGATTCCCCGGTCGACATAGATTTCGATCAAACTGCGCGCCTTTGCCACGTCGTAATGGCCAACGGTAGCATGGCCACCCTAACGATCTATCGCGCCGAACAGGTGAGTGCCTGGACCCTACAAGAAACTGCTGGGTCTTTTCGTGCGGTTGCTGCAATCGGGGATGACACCTATGTGTTGGTGGAACGTGA